CCGCCACTCTGGACACGGCCCCTCCCTTTCGGGATTATCCGGCCAGATAGCGCTTAGGTGCGCACGTCTATTTTTAAGATTTCGAGATATGCTATGCGAGCATATCCGATTTCATTAACTTTAGGCTCCCCACCCACTTCGTCCTGACTAGACTAATGGGCGTCTTCGCCGCGGCGGGGCCGCGACGATGATTCGATCTGTTAGGTCTACAGGGGGAGTGGCCCCACGAGCACCGATTGAACGGAGTTTCGTCCACAAAGCGATTAACCTCGCGGACGGTGCAACCTCGTCGGTCTCCCGATCGAGGTAGTCAATCCTCGAAGGAAGGGCAGCGATGCCCTCCTCCAATTCAAAGACCTCCGTCCAAAGCTCGTCTAGCCGCTCCCACTGCGGTTGAGACTTCGGATCCAGTGTCTGGAGCCGTTCATCAGCCCTCTCCAACACCTTACGTAAACGTGAGGTAAAAGGATACGCAACCCACTCCGTGAATAGCGTAGCCCAGACATCCCGATGGACGTCCAGACCAAGCGTTTCCACGAGGTGCTCACCCCACGGAGATTTCCGTGGGGCCTGACTTCCCTTAGCAGCGGTAGCACCAGGCACGGCTTCCGAACCGGTAGGATTCGAGTTGGACGGGTTTACCCGTCCTTCGCGAGCCTTAACGGTCAGGTCGCAGTACTGGCACTCACTTGCTAAGTAAAGCGTGTGCGTGAACCTTTGCGCACGTTTCAAGATGGAGGAAGTCAATCGCTCCCAAAGAGCCTGAGCGGTTGCCCAGACTCGATGGTCCTGAAGTTGACTTTCCCTTCCGGGGCCTACGGCACTTAGCCACGCCTCAACAGGCATTGGCCAAATACCGCCCGGTCGGGTAAGGTAACTTAATAAACGACCTTGACGATTCCCTACGCTGAACGCGACTGGAAGTCGCGCTAAGTTTCGGTAACCGAAACCAGCAAAGCGTGCTACGGATGACATTCGAAGGGTCATGAATGTCATACACTTTCTCACCAGCTGGTCGAGAGCTCCCAAGTGGCAAAGGGCCACCAAGAGTTCGGCCAGTGGGATAGGTGTAGCTTCCCGCCCCGAGATCCAAGTCCGTTTGGCGAACTCTAAAGACCCAGTCGCCGATACCATCGATTTAGCTAACGAGATATCGACTCCTATGATCTTCATGATCTCGAGGTACTTTACTGCTACGGTTTGGTCAGCGATGACCACATCGTCGCCCAGCACTGCATATCCTAAGAACCAACTGGTTCGTATAGGGTATGCAAGGGCAGCAGCGTATTGTACAATGGCATGATGAGTCAATGCGAGCATAGCCCAACTTGACAACGCCCCCATGGGTTGCCCTACGGCGTACCAGACCGCACTGATCCCCAGATTGTAGCTAGTCGCTACTTTCGGGAGACCGTACGGGTGGCCCACCATAAAGTACTTCCATAGGTCCGTCAGCTCATCACCAAGCAACGGTCGTAACAGACTGAGCTGGAGCTCGATGGGGAGTCTGTCCGTCGCCGCCGACAGATCGTAAGAGGCGATCCAAAATCGCTCCTTACCGATCCGTTTAAGCAGGTTACGTACGGGCTTCACCTGATCAAACGTCCCATCATTTGGGAGGAGTCTCAAATGACGGAAAATCCACCGATGCAAGGGTTGCATCAGTGTCTGAGTGATGAGATTCATCATGGCAAAGACGCGAATCTTCCCTGGTTCTTCCTTGAAACCCAACTTTCCGAACCGGAGAGGCCCGAACCGTGCCATCTGGTAGGCCGAAAGGTAGTCCTCTTCGCAGAGGGGTCCCTCTCTTCCTCTCAGATGCGGCAAGTTCCTCACCAGTTCCTCCCTAGACGCGCTTCGATAGTGAAGTTGTGCTAACCTTAGTAGGCACTTCCGCACTGCCTGCCACGCCCAGAGAAAATCTAGCTCATCTATCTTCTTGAGCCACTTTACCAGAGCAAGAGAATGGGCCCGATCGGCTGACCAAAGGAGAATATCCAATGGTAAGGCGACCAAAGCTCCAAGCCCTTGGCTGTTAGGTGAACTCTTTCGGATAAATGGGATAGATCGGATCGTTAGATCCCGAGTAGGATCCAGCTTCCAGTCAGTTCCGGTTATCAACCGAATCCTGGCGTAGAATCTAGGGACCCATGCTTCCCATTGACCCATAAACCCCGATAGGTCGACCCCCGGGTCAGTTATCGTCTTCAGTTTCAGCGCTCCCTTGAACTCTACCACGCGGTAAAGTCCAAAGAGAGTTAGCCAAAACCGAATGATCGTTAAATCACCCTTAAGGATCGACGTTCGGTGCTGTGGATTAATGATCCGCGGGAGTCCTTTGCGAGTCCTCGCGACGTTGCCTCCGAGAGCCCAAGGGCTAGCAACCACTTGTCCACCCGCTACCTGTTGGGTAACAAGATAGCAAGTTTTCAGGTAGATTGCCAACCCCCGGGTCCCGGACCCACGTAGGATACGTCTTACGTTCTTGGCATATCCCCATACTACCTTAACTAACGAGGCCGAAAGTTGCCCAAAGACTAACGGAACCGCCCGTAAGAGCAGTCCCGCCAGTTTTACTTCTGCTTTTACACAGAAGGACCAAGTTAACGTGCGTGGCACCAGGCGCCCGTAAAGGTGTCTGATGTTCAGCATGTTATAAGTGTTGGTAAAACATTTATAACCCGTTAACCCTTCGGTTCCCCAACTCCACCTAGGCAGAGCGGGCCGCAGGTCGGCTTAGCAGCCTAGGAGCGGGTGCTCCTTACCGTTAGTCTCGGCAATATCACGCTTACTCAAGCCCCCCAGGATTGCTCCTGGATTTCCGGCTTTGATCCCCAGTGCTCGCGTAGCACTGACCTTGGGAGGTCTTCACGACGTGAAGAGGGAGCCGTTCCGCTACTCTTATTAATATAAGTAGTAACTCGAGCATAGACGCTTTTACTCCAAGACGACGGTAGTCACCAGATGAGGATCCAGTGCTTCTAGCACTTACCTTTCGGTGTCGTCCCCGGCAGCCGCAACTACCAATCTCGGCTACGCCGACCCTCACGGGTATCGGCTCAACGGGCGTTCCCGCTGCTCTAGGCCTCTCTAAGGCCCTAGACCTCCCATTACGTCGGGAGTACTCAAACTACGAGTTTGAATCTAGGAATAGAGGTTAACCCAGAGGAACCTTATAGTTACTATGTTTATCTTGTAACTTAGGGACGGTGTGGCCATACGGTCACCCGTATAGCGTTCTTCGACTTCTCGAGCCCTCCGGGTAAGAGGGTCGTTAAGATTTACTAGCGATCACTCGCTAGTCTCCCCTTCTTAGAAGCCGAACTAGAAGCAGCCCATCTGGGACTGCTGGTGGGATAACTACCATAGGAACTCGCATCAGACCGTATTCCGTACTCAGCGCTTAGGTGCACCTTGCACAAAACACGATCTAACGTGTGTTCGTTCTGGTAGATGTCTACCTGATACGACAATGCCCGCCTTTCCGGCG